GAGCCAGTGCCGATGTTGCCCTGGGCCAGCAGCGCGCGGATCGTCATGCGGCGCTGCGGCAGCTGGACAGGCGCGGCGCGGGCCGGCTGCACCATGGTGCCGACAGAGCCGGCGGCGTCGGTCGTCAGGGACGAGATGTCCTTCACGTCGACGATGTGGCGCCCGCGCGGGCGGGTCTGGCCGGCGAAGGCCTTGAAGCCTTCGTCTTCCACGAAGCGCTCACCAGCGGACTTGCCGGCAGCATCTTCCGTGGCGCCGCGCCGAGCCAGCTTCTGCTCGACTTCGTCGAGACGTGCCTTGGCCTCGTTCATGGCCGTCAGCGCCTGGTCGGCCAGTTCCTTGGCGGTTTCCGCCATCGGGACGCCCTTGCTGGCTTCGGCAAGCGCCTTCTCGGCGATCTCCTTCACGGCGTCGTGCTTCTGATCGAACGACGCCTTCACTTCAGCCGCCAGTTCGGCAGCGGTCTTTTGCTCGCTCATCGCAAGCTCCTTTCGATTTCGATGGGTGGTGGAGCCTGCCGCGTGAGACGGTCAGGCGAGGGTGGTCAGCCGCGCAGGCGCCTCAGGAACTCCAGCGCGTCATCCGCCTTCGCCTCGGGCTCCCCCCGAAGGTGCGGCGTTGCTTTGGCGGCGATGGCCGTCGCCAGGCTCTTCGAGAAACCTCCGGCATCCCGCAGGAAGTCCTCAAATTCTCGGACGGTCGGCAGCTGGCCGCCATCCAGAATGGATTTCACGTTGTCGACCAGCGCACGGCGCTGCGCCGGGAAGTTGACCGGGGACACTTCCCACAGGTCCAGCTTCTCGAGGAACGTCACGCCGGCGCGCTTCGGATCAGGCTGACTGGAAAGGGTGACGTAGCCGATGGACAGGCCACGGGCGCGCTTCTTCTTGAACGCGCGATGGATGCGGGCGCCCAGCGGGTCTTCCAGGTCAATCGTGCCCTTAACCCACAGGCCCTTGCCGTCCTCGGCCATGTCATCCCAGCCGCCGATCGGCACCTCGCCCTGCTGGTGGCCCCATAGCATCAGGGGCATCGTGCCCTCGCGCTTGTGCTTGGCGAGGCTGTCAGCGAAGGCGCCCGGCAGCACGATGTCGCCGTAGGAATCGGGAGCGCCGCCGAAGACGCTCCCGTATCCCTCGATCACGCCGTCCTCGGTCACGTCCTTGGCTTCGAAGCCAATACCCTTGGTAAGCATCCGCACCTCCTACGCCGCTGGAGCCGGTGGGGCAGACTGCTGCCCCGCTTCGGTAATCGGCACGTTCTGCATCTGCATGCGCGGCACCTCGCCGCCTTCGACCGGCGGCATGTTTTCCAGCGCGCGAACCTGGTTGATCGTCATCCAGCCGTTCCGAAGGCCGGACTCGTAGAAGGTCGCACGCCCGCCGCTGTCGGCCCGCAGCAGGCCCTCAAGGTTGAACTCGATCCGCATGCCTGCAGCGCGTTCGGCGGCCGTGAGCAGCTGCTTCTCCGCGGCCTGCTCGATCCGCTTCAGACGCCGGCGAAGTGTGAACTTCTGGAAGCCCATCACATCGACTTCCTTGCCGGTGCCCCAGTTTGACGCCTTGTCGCCATATCCCACCATCGCCGGGGGGACGCCGAAGATCCGGCAGATTTCCTCGCCGCTGAACTTGCGGCTCTCCAGCATCTGGGCGTCTTCAGGGTTGATCGTGAGCTGTTGCCACGTCATCGCCCGGTCCAGCAGCATCGGCCGCCCGGCGTTCATGGCGCCCGCAAACTTAATCTGCAGTAGGCGCTCCGCCTCGTCGCGCTGATCCTTCGTCAGTTGAGCTTCGGTCGAGAGGATGCCGGAGGGACGAACTCCATTGGCGAACGTGGTGGATGCGGCCCATTCCACGACGCTGGCGGAGTTGAATGCTGCTCGGCAGACGGAGAGAGTGGATGCACCGCCAAGAGGGCCACCGCCGAAGCCGCGGACATGGAATACGTCCTCCTGGCCTGCCGTGCGCGCTACGCCGGCGTCCGTCCAGGCGTACTCTAGCGAGCCGTTGTCCAAGCGCCGCACATGAACCGGCTCGCACATGATCGGCGTGAGAGCGATGACCTGTCCGGCTCCGTTGCGCTCGATCTCTGCATAGGCATTGCCGCGCAGCTCGACCGCAGCAAACATGAACTCCCAGAAGTCGAGAGCGGTCTGATCGGCGTTCGGGCTATCGTGCAGGATGCGGTAGAGCGGGTGATCCTTCGCCGGCGTGCGCACACCGTCCGCCGTTGTCCGGAAAACTCCGAGCGGAAGCGACGCCCCTGTCCCAGCGATCAGGTTGATGCAGGCCCAGGCCGCGGTCAGCCCCAGAACGGCGCCAGGGGTTGCGGTGTGCGCGTCATCGTAAGCCGCGACGGTCACCCGGTTGCTGACGAAGTTGTCTCGGTCCTCTCGGCCAACAGCTGAGCCCCAGGTCAACCAACCCGAGATGATCTGTTTCCAGTTCATGCGGCTAAGCTCGCGAGCCAGTCGTCGATCGAAGGCTCAAGGGTCTCTCCACTCATCGCGACCCCCACTGCCATAACCATGCTGACCATGCCGTCGATGCGGCCGGTCGACTTAGACTTGTCCAGCTTCCGGTTTCCTGCGGCGTCCTGAACGATGATCGCGTTCGCCGCGCACATCGTCAGGACCGGGTGTCCACCGTGTCGGAAGCGGTGATGCAGGAACTCGATCTCTGCGCGGTCGATGGCCGGCGCCATGCTCACGAAGCCCTGGCCGAACTCCTCGAACGGCAACGTCACGTCCAGCCGGTCCAGCTCGGCTTGCAGCGTCTTCATCCGGTGCCGGTCGAACGCGATCTTGCGAACGTCCATGCCCTCAGTGATCCGGGCGATGTCGCGGGCGACAAAGCCGTACTCAACCGCTGGGCCCGGCGTAGCGATCATGTGGCCGTCACGGACCCAGGCGTCGTAGGGCGCCCGGTCTCGCTTCGACCGATCCACCAGCGTGGCCTCCGGCGTCCAGAACACCGGCAACACGTGCCAGACTCCGGCCTCCCGCGCGATCAGCACCAGGGCCGTAAGGTCGGTCGTCAACGACAGGTCAAGGCCGCCATAGACCGGGTTGCGCTGGAAGACCTCCAGGTCCACAGGCCCGCTGCACGCCTTCCAGATCGACGGACTGACGAACGGCGTGTGCCGCGTGACCCTCTGGTTCAGGTACAGATTGCGAAAGCTGTTTTCGACCGACGGCATCCGTGACGCCTCGGCCGCCTTGTTCGTGATTTCGACGAGGGAGCGGAACGTCCCAAGCGCCGGGTTCGCCGCCCTCCAGGCGGCCGGATCTGTGAGCTCGGCGTCCTTTGGCGCCTCATAGACGTGGCATACGATCGTCGGATCACCCGAGCGCTTGGCGTCGTCGATCCTGATGGACAGCATGTCCGCGTCGTTCGGCGCCTGCGTCGAAATCACCAGCTGCAGCGCGTCGTCATAGGCGCCCTGGGCGGTCTCGATGGCCTCAATGAAGGCGTCAAACTCGCCGCGGACCTGGCCCATTTCGTCGTGAATGGCCAGCACCGGCGAAAGCCCGTGCGCCGTTCCGGCCTCGGCGGCCAGGGCCTGATACTCCGTATTCATCGGCAGGCCGTGCAGGGTCTTGCCGGACGGCACGATGCGCACCAGCGGCCTCAGTTTGTCCGAAAGCTGAACCATCTTGGCGGCGAGGTTGAAGACCACGGCCGCCTGTTTCCGACTGCGGGCGCCAGAAACGATCTGGCTGTTGAGCCGCGCCTCCGGCCCGACTAGATGCGCCAGCATGATCCCGGCGATGAGCGCGCTCTTGCCGTTCTTCCGCGCGATCGAGAGGATTCCGACGCGCGTTCCCGCCGGGTTGTCATAGACGTCGAGGATGAACTTCTTCTGGAACGGGTCCAGCTTCATCGGCTTGCCGACGTGCTTCCCCTCAGGGGTCGGGCACAGCCGTTCTATGAACGCGATGACCCGCTCGCCTCGGGTGAGCGGCTTGGGCTTGCGCTTCACTGCAGAGCCGTCGGCCTCGCCAGCAGGTCTTCATCCTCCAGCGGGTTAGCCGCCTCGATAGCCTTGGCCTGTTTCCGTCGAGACCCGACATCGCGCGCCTCGCCTGCGGCCCGGCCGTGGATGTTGAGCGACTGTCGCGCCGCTTTGATCTGCGCGTGCAGGCCATGAACGACCGAGACCCTGGGATGCGCCATCAAGGCGCCCTTTGGCCCCGTCGTCGTCACGCCTTCCGACCGCAACAGGCGCCGTTGCTCCACCAGCATCGCCATGGCGTTGGCCAGATCCGACGCGACCGCCAGGTCGTGTCCGCTCCATTCCGACTTCGCACGCGCCGCGATGATGTCGTCCCAGAACGGCAGGGCGTCCGGCTCAAGCGGGGCGTGGGCCGGCGGCTCAATGTCTCGCGCCGCCTTCACCATGACCTCGACGGCGGCGGACACGCTGTCTGTCGATCCGGGCCTTCCTGGGCTTCCGAGCCATCAGGCCTCCTGCCTCGCGCGCGCCTGCGCGAGAAAACTGGGTTAGCGTTCTTTTTGTGGGCCCCCGCCGGTCCACAAGGGAACAGGCGTAGAGATTTGACCGCCCCCCGGCCTCAGCGGTTCCAGGGATGGTCAGGGTCAAGAGGAAGGCCGGTCTCATCACATCCGATGATGTGGCCACGCTTTTCTTGCGCCTGGATCACGCCGTCATGGCAAGGCGCGCATTCTGAAGTAAAGGGACCAGCGAAGAAGCCTTCCTCCGTCGCTTTACTGTCTTTGTCCGCGTGGTTGCAGACCGTGGCGGGCGCGTCACGCCCAAGAGACAGGCAGGTTTCGCACAGAGGCTTGCGGGCAAGCTGTTCAGCTCGGGTGCGGCGCCACCGCGCCGTCTTGTAGAGACGCCGATAGGCCTCGGCTTCAGCGCTTCGCTGATCGGGACGGGCCATGATCTATCCGGGCAATGACCGCCATACCGGGTATGAAGTCCGGCTCGCACCGGCCCGCGCCCCGCGGCTTAACGCTCTGGACGCCTGGCTTCCCCGGCCATCGTCAGCGCTGATCGGTCGAGATGAACGTCCCTTGTCCCGGTGCTGGACGACGTGGAACTGGCGCGGGGTATCTTGTCGGACTGCTCAGGGCGAGTTTCGCCTTACCGACGATGCAGTCCCCTATCGAGGTCGCTGATCGTCCGGACCGAGGCCTGCCCGCTGGGCTGTTTTACCAAGGGGCTGCATTGCCCGTGAGCTGTGTCCGCACCATCTGCCTGCCATGATTTGCGCCGAGGTGCAAGCCCCGGCGCAACATCTTGTGTCAGGCAGCCGCCTCCCACTCTTCATCCTCGCCGTCCAGCTCTCCAGACAGCACCAGATCCAGGCGCCCGTTGGGATCGGTCTTCAACAGCTTGCCGAGGGCGGTCAGTCCGTTCCCGACCAGCCGATTCATCGAACCGACCATGGGCTTCGGCGGCAAATATCGGTGCGACGTGGTCTGGTCGAACTCGCCGGCGCACTGGCGGGCCATCAGCTGATAGACCAGAGACGCCAGCCGTTCTCTGCTCAGCCGGGTCTCGACGATCCGCGTCAGCCCGTCGATGTCGTACAGCTGGTCGTAGTCATTCCAGGGGCCCAGGCCGACGAACAGATAGCCGGGGAACAGGGGCCGCTCCACCTCCTCGCGACCCCCCTTCGGCACAGACTTGTACGTCCGTTCGATCGGGCAATAGACCGTGAAGCGGTGCTCTCGCAGAGCGATCGCCGCCCGGCGGCCGGCTTGGGTCACTTGGGCGATGTGCCAGGTCAAGGTCATGCGGCGGCTCCGTCGTGGTCTTGCGGTTTGGGGGCGATGGTTCCGGCGCGCTCCAGCATGGCGCGCATTTCGGCGCTCATGGCGCGGCCGGCTGGCAGGGGCGCGGAA